CAAACTGATCATGATGCTCGCTGGGTCTGGTTTCGCGTTCCACCTGTCCAATTCCATGTTCAAGGCGTTGCCGAACATGACGGACGTCCTGAAACAAAATCCAGAACTCGTCGGTCAGATGTTCTCCGCGGTGCAAAAGACCCAAGCGGCGGGTGGGGTGCCACCGCAGGGTGGATCCGGGTACGAGATGAAGGGTCCGCAGATGGGCATCCCAGGACTCGACCTGTCGTCGCTGATGGGTGGCATCTCCATGCCCCCGCCGCCGCCGATGTCGACCATGGTCGATCCAAGACCCGAGGAACCCGAGGAGGATGAAATCTCCGACATCGTGTCCGAGGGGGATTTCCCCGACGAGGAGGGCGATGTCAAGGAGGTCGAACTCCCCAAGTCGGCACCGAAGAAGCGTGGAAGAAAGAAGAAGAATGAAATTAATCTCTAATGGTAGTATTATATGGTATCCTTCTGTCCACTCGACGAGGAGGACGAGCCTGTCGTCAGGCGAGTTCCGGTCGTCCGACCTCAGCAGCCGAAGAAGCCTGAGGCGCCGACCTTGAGTGTCGGACGAGAAGAGAGTGAATGTAATTTTGCCGTGCTCTTTTTCATCGTCGCCAGCATCGCGCTCATGCTGACCGACCAAGTAAAGTAAGTTAAACTTCACCCTGAATCGGTTTCCCCGGTTCACGATTTAGTAACTATAGCTCTGCACAGTCTTAGGATTAGAATTGTCATATTGGACACTCGCCAGTTTCCCACTGGTCACGCTCGAGTACAATTTGACGTGTATGTCGTACGTGTATTGTCTCGTCGAAAGAATGTTGGACGGGGTGAATCGAACTTTCGTCGCGGTCGTCGTGATCGTGGAACTCCACGGGTACGGATTGGACGCGCCACCGAATATGTTTTTCGTCCCGACGGCGATTGGGATGGACGATTGGTTCCCAGACCCGTTACCACCGGTGACCTCCAAAACCATCGTGTTGATGTAATCCCGATTCGAAGTGCTCACCTCCCTGAGCATGCATTTGATCTTGGCGTAGAAACTCCCGTTCCCAAAGTTCAGGATGACGTCCTTCGCCACACCCGATCCGAGCGTGAAACTCGTCGAGTATCGTTTACACGCAACGTTATCACCCTCCGTGATCGACCCACCGACGACGTGAAGCGCGGTCAGAGGCGTCGCGATGCCGACACCGATGGCGTTCCCTAACTCAATCTTCCCACCGAACGAAATGTCCGTCGTGACGTTCAACGATCCTTGCACGATGACGTTCGCGCCGACCGGTTGCATGTATAAATCACCATCCGTACCCGAATAAATGTTCGAGAGACCACCGGTGGTGACCATCTGCACGACTGCATTTCCAGTGGAATGTTCGATGCGAGCGCCGCCGCCGTCGTAGACAGTCAATTTCGACGAGGGTGAACTCGTTCCGACACCCACCTTCCCACCGGTGATCCATAGGGTATCGTTCTCCACACTCCCATCTATCGAACCTAAAATCATACCCGTGCTCGTCCCGACGTCTCGATACCCTCGGGCGTACGCCCCGTATCCGTCTTCGGTGATGAGTTGCATGCCAGTCTTCTTCAGTCCGGTGGTCGAGGGTGATTCCACGCGCAAGACGTCGACGTCGGACGTGACAGCCGTGTACACGTGGACGTTCGAGGCTGGCAAGGACGTTCCGAAACCCACGAGCGCGTTTGACTTGACGCGCATCGCCTCGTCTCCACCACCAGCAACCAACATGAAATCGAAATCATTCCTGTTGACGATTTGGTTGAGAGACGCGAGATCGTTGGATTGGACGTACAAATCACCTCCACATGAAAATCGACCGTTACTCACACTCGAGTGCGTGACGCGCACGCCGCCCTGTACGTACAGGGACGTCTCGTCGTCGGCGTCGTCTTCGTCGTTTTCGTCGACGTTGATGAGTACGCGACCACCGTTATCACCGGACCCGGAGACGCTCAACACGGGTATGGCTGTAAACGTCCCGTATGAATCGTCGTCGAGAATGTTGTTGAACGTCGTCTCGTCCGTGATCGTCTGTCGGAAACACTCGAACATGTGACGACCGGCGACGTGTCGTATGTGATCGGTGGTATCGTTCCCTTTGAAGAGCAATAATTCGGATCGACCGGATGTGTTGTATTGTCTCTCCTGCACGAACGTGTGTGGGAACGGATAGGATTGGTTTTGTATGTCCTCCAACCCACTCCCCGGTGTCCCGACCCCCGCGAATTCGATCACGTTCTTCAGCTTCACGTCTCCATCGATGGTGAAATCACGCGGCGTGACGTCGGTACCGATGCCCACGTTGGACGTGATCCCGTCGATAAAGAACACGGTCGCCTCGACGTTCGACACCGAGTAGACGTTATTCGTGATTCTAAAGTTTTTGTGTCTCTCCAACACGTTGGACGTATTCTCGGCGCCGACCGACCACCCACCGTACGCGGTGGATCCGTTCCAAATGCTATAGGACGTGAACGCGTCGCCCGCGTCTTCGCGCACTTGCACGGTCACGATAGCGTCTTCACTCTCGTCCTGGTCGATCGGGTTGAACACCAACAGACCGTTCCCAATGTGATTTCTGTTCCCGGACGCGCGAATGTCCACCTTGGACAGGGGTGTGTGTGTTCCGAACCCAACCTTATTATCGCCTCGAAGGGTCATGATATTCTGACTGTCGTAGGATCCGTTGGACAGGTTGATGTCCATGCGCGTTCGAGAATCGTTCCCGGCACCCCCGTCCGCGTATCGACCCAACTGAAATTCCGCCTTTGACCCGAAGATCGTCCCGAACCCTTGTCGACACAGGTTCAGCGCCGTGCGCATGACGTCGTCTTGACTCGTCGCGTTCGGATTCGTCACCGTGAGCGGGGCGTTCCCGTGAACGAAACTGTTTCGAAGGACGACTTGGGAATTGATGAACGCCGATCCGTTCGTTTGGAAAAGCGCTTCGGGTGTCGTCGATCCCACGCCCACGCGTCCGGTATCGGTGATTGTCATGCGCGGCGCACCGACCGTTGCCGCACTCGTCACGCTGAAATTCAACGCCTGTCCACTCCCGACCCGGCTCTGGATGTGACCCTGACTCGTCGCCAAATCCGAATACATTCGGGTCGACACCGAACCACTCGCGAATTGTTGTCCCGCGACGAGCGCGTTCGAACCCGTCACGAGAAGGTTCCCACCACCGACGGTGACGCGTTCCACCGGCGCCGTGTTGGCGAGACCGATGTTACCCGTCGACGTTATCACCGCGCGCTCGGTATTTTTCGTCTTGAAGACAATCTTTTGCGTGGCGCTGTCGCTGTTGCTTCCCTTCACCTCGATCGAAGACACGTTGGAGGTCGTGGGACCAGATTTCATGATGAGATCTGTGTACGACGCATCGGTTCCGAAATCGTTCGCATGGATGATGATTTGTCCGGTGGACAGGATGGACGAATCCGAGTTCGCGTCCACGCCCTTGGTTCCACCGAGACGAATGTTACCTTCGATGTGTGCCTTTTCATCGCTCGTGTATCGCCCCACCGCGAGGTTACTCGTCGCCGACAGACGGGTCGTCACCGTGTTTCCATGGCATTCGACCACGTTCGCGCCAATCTCGTTGACGTGCAAATTACTCCCGACACACAGCGTGTGTTGGGGATTCGTGTTGGCGATGCCCACTCGCGTCTTGGCTAAAAGAATGTCCGTGACCGTGGTGCCCGTGATTGTCACGACGTTGTCCGCGACGTCGTCGAACACGATGTTCGCACCCAGTTCCAAGGAATTTTCGACGACGAGATTCGTCACGAACGCGTTCCCTTGGATGTGTAATTTTTCAGCCGCGGTGTCGTGCGCCCAGATGTTACTCCCCACCGCAAAATTGTGATTGGGTGCGGTGTTCGCGGCAGCTAACACATTCGAGGTGTACATTCGACCGATCACGTACACGTTAATCTCTTCGCTCGTGGGAACGATCTGTACGTCCGCGGGACCGCGGTTGGTTCGACCGAGGACTAACCTCGAAGGATCCGAGACGTCGTGCAAATACCCGACGAAAACATTACTCTCGTTCAATTGGTCGTAAATCAGTGCCGTGTCCAGACCGGCGTTTCCATTCACACCCATGGAAATCACCGCATCCGTCACGGCGAGATTCACTGAGGATGTGTAGGACGAGAGATCTGTGATGATGACGTTCCCGTTGACGACCAAATTTCCTGTGATTGTAAATTCGTTGGACACGGTCTCGACGTTCCCATACAATTGCATCACTGGATTGCCCGTATCGTTCAGCTGAATGTTCGAACCGAACGACAGACCGTCCGTGGCGGTAATTTTTTGTACGATGACATTCCCCTGAACATCCAACGCCGTCTCTCCGTCGGCGTCGAACGTGATGATGTTCTCGGAACCGTCCACGCCGACGACTAATCGATGGTTCGAGGTGATGTTCTGCGCGGTCACGTTCCCGTTCGCCACGAGTAGGTTGGTCGCGCCCGGCACGGTATCGATAAAAAATTCATTATTCGCGCCCACGTCGAACGCGTGCGTCGGGTTGCTCGTCTCCACACCCAACTGCGATCCCACGAACGTTCTGTTGAAAAAAGCCGCCTTATCGGGTACAGTCAACACCACGTCTTGTCCATCGTCCATGTACAGCTCGGGCGTCGGCACGCCCATCTCGAAGGTGTGCACGGGATCGAGCACACCCGCGAGACCGATGTTCGCTGAAAGCACATTCGACGCCTCCAAATCTCCACAGATGATGTTGTCCACATTTTGCCCCGCCTCAACGTTCTGAGGATCGAGGCGGGACACGAACACCTGCGAAAACTTACCGACGGAACCGACGAACGGCATGTGTCACTACTAGTACCTACGAAGAAAATCGCAACCCACAGACGCCATCTTTTATGGACAGGACATTCCATGACACCGCCATGACGGTCAACGCCTGATTGGACGGACGGTTCACGCCCTTTTCCACTCCCCGAAGGACGAGCTTGGCACTGTCGAGTCTGCTGAAATTCAGTGAACCACTGCTCTTGTATTGTTCTGGGTTCAACGCGAAATGGTAACTGAAATATCTCGTGTAAAACGGACAGTCGTTGTCCTCGTCGAATTGAATGATGCCGTACGGACAGTTGTAGTACGTCTGCACGGTGTGGAAATACATGGGACTCATCTTCTCCACGAGCGGTTCGCCGTTGATGACGATGTCCGCGTTCAAAAACGTGAAGCGATCGTTCTCTTCATCGCTCGACAGGGTGTTGTA